CAGCCTGATGGTGAGTATGTCACCACAGTGTTCAGCGCAGATGATGCGATAAAGGTTCGAGCCAAACTGTTCAAGCGCACAGGCATACGCCGTGTAATATTCAAGACAGTAAAAGAGAAAGAGCTTGCATCATATACCAATAATGAGGTACACCAGTTATGAAAGTATATGCATTCAATACCACTAACCTTATGCCAGCCTCAGATTACTACCACAAACTATTGAGGCAGATTGATGACGCATACTGGAACGGTGGAACGGTTAAGGCATTAGAGCTTACAGCTAAGGACGTTAAGGAACATGTAGATAGGGGCGAAGTATGGTATCCTACATTTTAATGCATGCCCTGCCACTAGCGGTAGTGACTGTTTACTTAGCAGGGTTCTTGTACCTCTGGTACGCTAACGTAAAAGGAGACTAACATGAATATCCCCAAGGCTTCATCAACACTACAGGAAGTCATTGATTTTTATAGTAAATCTGCTGTATTTGGTCGTCTGGCAGGTTCTACACAGAAAGATTATGACATCCATCTTGCTGCCGTATCTGGCACAGTGGTTGAGGGTAAGGCTCTTGGGGATTATCGCCATAAGAATATCAAGGTACGTCATCTAACTCAGGCTTATGAGGAGTGGCTGTCTGTCGGGGTTCGGACAGCTAACTACCGCAAGTCTGTGCTATCTACTGCGTGGAGGCACTCAATGAGACATGACGTAATGACGCATGATCCTGTAGCTCTGGTACAAACCAGGTCTGGTCAACCACGGCGTGTACTGTGGAGCCGTGATCAAGTGCAGTCATTCCTTGCAACAGCTTATGGTGACTTCCGCTGGCGCAGCATTGGTCTGATTGTCCACATGGCATATGATTGGGGGCAGCGTGTTGGTGACATGCGCCTTCTCAAGTGGGATAAGCTAGACTTAACCCAGTGCCGCTTGGACTTGACACAGAGTAAGCGCAACGCAGAGATACATTTACCTATCTCAACAGGGTTGTGCGATATGCTGCGCCAGCAGAAGGAAGACTTTGGGTTTCAAGAATATGTAGCGCCCCGTATAAAGCCACGCGCTAATGCGTACTCGCCCTATGACAAACTAGAAATAAGCTATCTTATCAATGACGTACTAAAGGAAGCTAATCTACCTACCACACTGACAGCTATGGACTTACGGCGTACAGCAGTGACAGAGATGATGGAGGGTGGGGTAGACTTAGCAGGTATCATGCAGGTGACGGGCCACAAGAACGTGGCATCCATCAAGCCTTACATGGTCAACACATTCAGTGGTGCATCCAAGGCACTATCAGCTAGAGGAAACGATGACGATGAACATTCGTAGTTACGTTGAAGCCCTAAACCTACACGATGGTGACACCTATCGTAATAACTGCCCTGAGTGCAAGGGTAAGGGTACATTCACAGCCATGAACGATGGCGGCACAATGAAGTATAACTGCTACAAGCTAGGCTGTCGGGTGGGTGGCATCTATGAGACAGACATGACAGCAGCAGAGATTATTATGCGTATGAGACCACCGCCTGAGAGAGGCACAGAAGAGGCTGAGACCATGGAAATACCTGCTTACCTAGTCAACCCTACCTTTGAGCATACCAAGCACAAGGATTTTGTTTTGCGCTGGGGTATCCGCAACTATCCTGGCTTGATGTATGATGTTAAACAGGAGCGTGTTGTGTTTCCTATACACTACCGTGGACGTTTGATTGATGCAGTGGGACGTGCAGTAGGTAAGCGCACCATGCCTAAGTGGTATCGCTATACTGGTGAGGCTGATTACTTCACAGTGGGCAGTGGGGATGTCGTATTAATTGTAGAAGATGTCGTTTCTGCAGTAGTTGCAAGCCAGCTGCTACCTAACATCACAGCCTTGGCTATCCTTGGTACATCACTATCCACTAAACACATGGATAAGGTGGGTGAGTATCGAAAGGTAGCCATAGCCCTTGATCCTGATGCCATGGATAAAACTTTACAGTTCAGAAGAGAGATTGAGCTATGGACAGGCGTTGATACAGTTGCTATGAAGCTGTATGATGATATAAAATATAAAGTGCCTGACGATATTAAACAACTAAAGGAGGTGTGCAAATGATTAAAGCAACTTACATTGAGCATATGGGATCTGACCTGTCTGTAGTAAATGCTGCTAGAGTAAGCTTTGGTAAAAAGAGTGAGCTTGAATGCATAGATATGGTTAAGGGTAAGTATATACTTTCACACAAGGACGATAAACTAATCCAATACCTAGCCAAGCACAAGCACATCAGCCCCTTTGGGCATTGCTTTGCATCCTTCCATGTCAAGGCTCCAGTCTTTGTAGCACGGCAGCTAGTCAAGCATAAGTTCCTACGCTGGAATGAGATTAGCCGTAGGTATGTGGACAGTGAGCCTGAGTTCTACACACCTACAGAATGGCGTGGGCGTAGCGAAGATAAGAAGCAGGGGTCTACGGGGATTGTAAAGGTAAGGGGTAGTGTACCTGTAGGTAGAGCTATGTATGCTTGTATTGATGCATATCAGGGTTTACTTAAAGCAGGTGTATGCCCGGAGCAAGCACGTATGGTACTGCCACAGTCTATGATGACTGAGTGGTACTGGTCAGGTAGCTTGGATGCCTTCGCTGACATGTGTAAGCTGCGCTGTGCGTCTGACACACAGGCAGAGACACAAGAGGTAGCCAAACAGATTAGCGTCAAGATGCATGAGTTATTTCCTGTGTCTTGGATGGCATTAGCAAAGGGAGGTATTTAATGGCAGAGCATACATCAGACATCGTGAATGAACCTACACACTATGCACGGTGGGACATTGAGCCTATCACATACATCATGCGTAATGGCTTTGAGTTCTGGCGTGGCAACATTGTTAAGTATGCCAGTCGTGCAGGCTACAAGATGTATGAGGGTAAGACGCAGTTACAAAGTGAGATCATTGACTTAGAGAAAGTTCAACGCTATTGTCAGATGCGTATCAATCAACTTAATGGAGAGGAGAAGCTATGATACCTATAGGTCAACTAAGATTGTTACTCACTAAGGCTGGTCTAGAGTTTGTCATCACTCGTGTTGATGGTAACGTGGCACACGTAAATATTCTTGTAGGAGATCAACCAGATGTACACAGTTGAGTTTGAATCAGATGCTTCTGTAATCACAACACTTGATCAGCATGATGAACATGAAGACGTTGAGGTTATACTAGGTGATGATGGTGTTGTATTTATGAGACAGTATGAACCAGAAATGGACGCTTATCAAATGTTAATCATGAGCAGCCAACAATTATTAGATATTATAGCTGCATACAATAGCAAAGAAGGGGCGTATTACTTGGAGTTAAGACATGAGCGATGAAGGTTTGTACTTTTTGATTGGATCTTTATCCATTTATGTGTTAGCCGTACCACTACTATATCACATGGTAGAGCCAGAAGATCCTGAGGAGAATAATTCTGGCCCTATTAGATTTGCACTCATGTGGCCTCTAGTGGCCCTTGAGGTTATATACCGTATAATTGTAGGAGAGAATAACAATGATGGAACTGGCTCTTATTAAAACGTTACTTGACCGTGACTTTTATAATCAACACAAGGGCATTCGTTGCCCCGACAAGATCTTTAGTAAGGATGTACGCAAGATTAAGCAAGCACTAGACAGCGCCATGGAAACATACGATGGCAGCATGAATGTGCAGGACTTGCAGGCTGTGTTCAACCGTATGAACCAGAGCATGACTACCGCCACACGTACAGCATATGATGCACTCTTTCGCCGCATAGATATTGCGGAGCCTATCAAGGAAGAGATAGCACAGGACACACTGTCACATTTATTTCAGCAGCACGTTGGGGATGTTGTGGCTAACCTGGGTTTTGACTACGTGAATGGCACAGAGAATAGCCTTGAGCCACTGCGTCAGCTACTTGAGGAATACAAGAATGACTTTACGCCTAACCTGCGTGTTGACTGGGAAGATGATGACCTTGATACAATCCTAGATGCTACCGCCCTTGAGTCACGTTGGTCATTCAACATACCTACCCTAGCCCGTAAGGTAGAGGGTGTCAGTGGTGGTCACCTTGTTGTGGTAGGCGCACGTCCCAACACAGGTAAGACATCCTTCCACGCCTCTCTTATCGCAGCTGATGGTGGCTTCGCTCATCAAGGCGCACGTTGTATTATCCTCTGCAATGAGGAAGCATACACACGAGTAGCGTCACGTTACGTCAGTGCCTCTGCTAATATGACAATGAAGGAAGTAAGAGAGAACCAAGCCCTAGCACGTATGCGCTATGAGCCTGTGCGTAAGAACATCATGTTCAAGGAAAGCACAGGTAAGGGCATGGCATGGGTTGAGTCTGTTGTTAAACAGGAGAAGCCTGATGTTGTTGTTTTAGACATGGGTGACAAGTTCTCTGACATGAAGAGTGAGCGCAGTGACATTACCCTCAAGGCTGCAGCTATCCATGCCCGTAACATTGCTAAACAGTATGACTGTTGTGTGATATGGATGTCACAGTTAAGCGCAGAGGCAGAGGGTAGGACAGATCCTAACCAGTCTATGATGGAAGGCAGCAAGACAGGCAAGGCTGCAGAAGCAGACCTTATGGTACTTATTGGTAAGGCTGCTCAAGTTGAGGGGCAGGATGAAGATCCAGTGCGCTATCTTAACCTTGCAAAGAACAAACTAAACGGGTATCAGGGAAAGATTACTTGTGTGCTAGATGGATCACGTTCTATCTACACGGCTTAGGAGATAGACATGAGACTAGTATTAGACGTTGAGAACAGTGTGACTTGGAGGGATGGCAAGATCTTTAACGATCCCTTTGAGCCTACCAACACGCTGACTCAGGTTGGCATGGTCAATGCTGACAATCACGAAGAGTTACATACTGTAACATTAGATCACAATGAATCTAAGGATACATCAGGTGCAGGCCGTGCATTGATACAGAGTGTTCTTGACATGACAACCTTGCTCATCATGCACAACGCTAGGCATGACTTAATGTGGCTGTGGGAAAGTGGCTTCACCTATGATGGCCCTATCTATGACACCATGCTTGCAGAGTATTTACTTCTACGTGGGCAGAAGGATGCTATCTCTCTTAGCGCCTGTGCCATACGCCGTGACCTTGCTGAGCAAAAGGAAGACTACCTGTCTACATGTATCAAGAAAGGTATCAACACAAATGAAACTGATCTCAGTAAGCTTAGCCTTTATCTTAGGGCTGACCTGCTCACAACTAGTGAGTTGTTCCACTCTATCGAAGCAGACTACGCTACCCCAGAAAGTAAGTCCCTTCACACAGTCAGAGATGTTACCTTCGATACCTGCAAGACCCTCACCAGAATGTACATGTCAGGAATCAGGGTGGATCTTGAAGAACTAGAAAAAGTTAGAAAGCAGTTTGAGGATGAACGATCAGAGCTAGAGACACGACTTCAAACTAAGGTGCGTGAGCTTATGGGTGACACGCCTATCAATATCAACTCACCAGAGCAGATGTCTCAGGTTGTGTTTAGTGTTCGTATGAATAACAAGAAGGAATGGGCTGGACTGTTTGAGTTCACCAACACACCCGCTGAATTTCGCTCAGCAGTAAACTCCAACAGCCATCCTATCTATCGTACCAAGGCATTCACCTGCCCTACCTGTGAGGGTTTAGGCAAGACATACAAGACCAAGAAGGATGGCACTAAGTTTGCTAAGCCCAACAAGTGCAAGGACTGTGACACTCGTGGGTTCCAGCTTACTCAGACACAACAGATTGCTGGGTTGCGGTTCTCTGCACCTAGTAAGAAGTGGGTCAGTGCTAATGGGTTCAGTACAAGTAAGGATAAGCTGACACTCCTGATTGGTACAGCCAAGACACACAACAAGGATGAGGCTGTTTCATTCCTGCAAGACTACCTACGCTTCTCTGCTATCAGCAGCTATCTGTCTACGTTTGTGGATGGCATAGGTATTTACTCAAAGGATGATGGTTTCTTACACGCCACGCTCACTCAGAGTGTGACAGCTACTGGACGTTTCAGTGGTAAGGAACCTAACATGCAGAACATGCCACGTGGGGGTACATTCCCTGTTAAGCGTGTGTTTGTGTCTCGCTGGGATGGCGGTTACATATGTGAATCTGACTTTGCCCAGCTTGAGTTTAGGGCGGCAGCATTCTTGTCACAGGATGAGACTGCTATTGAGGAGATTAACACAGGCTTTGATGTACACAGTTACACAGCCAAGGTTATCTCTGATGCAGGC